TAAAATATTATATCATGCAGCTAATATTTTAAAGTGCGGAGATACTTTATTGTACAGTACACCTTACACAGATAAATTTGTTGGTAGAGGTACTCATACTGGGTTTAAATGGATCAAACAACATGTTAAAAATGTTAGATGGGCTGAAGTAAAAAGACCTGGACATGCAGACGGTAGAATAGCATTATTAGCTCCAAAGGTTTTATTAGCTAAAGAAACTAATTTAATACCTCATGAGCTGAGAGACTGGGATGTTGTAAAAATAAACTCTAAAGCATTACCTAGAGATTTCGAAATGTTTAGACAAACTTCTTTTTATTCTTCTAGAGTAAAAGAATGGCTTAATACATGGATAGGTAATGTAGATGAAACAATATTTGATATAAATGTGTTATCAATTGATCCTTATAATGTTATAAGTAATTCTTACGATAAGGATATAGCTACGGAATTAAAAAAGCGCGGTATTAATCTCATACCTTTTAATTTTAGACATAAATTCTTTTTCGATGGAGGATTACATTGTGCGACATTAGATTTGTCAAGAGAAGGTGAGAGAGAAACTTATGTCACTAGATGAAAAGGTATTAGGTAGGTTTGCAAATCTTAGCTTTCACATGGCTCATAAAAAAGATCCTCAAGTTATAAGTGTTGTAGAAAGTTTTAGACCTAATCAAATAACATGTAAGAAATGGCTAGTAGAAGAGATAGCTAACATTAATATGAACTGGAATAAAGTTCTGGTTGTAGGTAGTTGGAATGGTATTCTTTTATGGGAATTGATGCAAGAAAATTGTAATGTAAATTATTATGACTTTTTAGATATTAATACAAATGTACATAAGCATAGAGATACTTATTTTGAAATAAATGGGCTTGAAAAAAACTATTCTAATATTACAATGAATGCCGAAGATTTTTCAGATTATTCATCTTATGATTTAGTTATTAATACTAGCTGTGAGCATATGAAAGACATACCTGCAGTTTACGGACCTACTTACGCTCTTCAATCTAATAATTACGTTTCTGTAGGAGATCATATAAATTGTGTAAAATCACATAAACAATTAGCTGATAATAATAACATAACAAATACTTTATTTAAAGGTAGCTCAAAAATGCCAAACTATACCCGATTTATGGTTATAGGATATTATCGTTAAATTTTTCTAACAACTCTGTATTTTCCTAATTCCTCTTCAATTTTTACAACTTTAAACAGTTCTTTTTCAGCGTATAATCTTTCTGCTGTGGATTTATCGTGCTGTACTGTAGTACCTATAGTAGGATCTATTACAGTTCTTACTGGAGCATATTTTCCCATAAATCTAGCATGAGGTAATGCGTCTCTGCTTTGAGTTCTTTTGTTAAAAAATCCTAGCACAGTATCGACTAAAGTCATAGGACCTGTAACAGCTGTTCTCTCACAAACTTTTATTAATCTTTTAGCAAATATAGGATTAATCATAACAGCTTCCATTGCATGCTGGCCAAAGAATTGAACATGTAAATGTGGATTATAAGCAATAGCAGCAGGATTCTCTAACCATGCATCATGTTCTAAAACTAAGATAGGCATATTTTCAACAGCTGCTTTTTTCCATAAAATATACTGACTGTAGAAGCAGGCTTTCTCTGTATCAGTTAAGTCTCTATCTCCTCTTTTACCAAATGTCAACCCACTTTGTTGAGGTAAGGTTTCAGGGGTGATCGCATCAAAAAATTTTAAGTTAAACCCTTGCCAAGATTCTGCACAATAGCTTGCATATTCTCGAGACACTTCACTGTCTTTCATTCTTATCATAATTGTCTTAAAGTTGCTCATTTCTCTTTCCCTGCTATATTAGCTATTTATCTGAAAAAAAGTTGCAGTCAAAGCCCTTTTTTAGTTGCACTTAGTTCAAAAAGTTCCGATAATAAGGTATATTAAGGAGATAAGAAATGAAATTTACAGTATATCAAATCAGCTACACTCAATCAGAGATCGACGGAATCAATGATGGAATGAAAAGCATGAAGCGTGAAATTCGCGCTGATATGTCTATGGACTTTTCTGGTGATAAGACAGTAGGTCTTGCAGAGAAAGCTCTTTACGAAGGACTGTATACTGGTGTAGCTCAAATCGAAGCTGATAATCTTGATCAAGTATTTGAAATTGGTAACATTGGACCCGAGTCTAGCATTACTCGTTTGTCTCGTATGGCTTCTGTATCAGTTGGTGATCTTATCGAAGACGAAGATGGTAATCGTCACGTAGTAGCTAGCTTTGGGTTCAAGGAGGTAGCGTAATGGAAAAGTATAATCTAGATGTAATCAGAACAAAGTCTTTACCGCGTCACGGTTCACCTCAGGATCGTGGTAGTGCTGATGCCTATTATGAGCGGCCTTATGATCCTCATTATTACGTTGGTGCTTCAATGCAGTCTGAAAGGGTTGAGAAAGATAATATGACTGTTGGAGAGATCGCTGCTTATGATTATGGTTATGAAAATGAAGATGATAGAAAAGACTGGGGATGATAAGAGTGAATGATAGAATCTTTAAATGCATTTATGATGCCATTGAATATCGAGATCAGCTAGATGCAAATTATATAAAGGTGATTTGGATTGATTTATAAAAATGAAAAATTTGGTGATTCGAAGCATTATTCAGTTGCACATAATGGTTTAGGAGTATATACTCTACGAGAGTTCGCTAATGGAATGAAGCGAGCTGAAGTTACTATGAATATTGAAGAGCTTCGCTCTTTTGAAACTATGCTAAAAACTGGAGGTTGGTATGAATACATTCGTCGCTGAGTTGCAAAAAGAAATGAAAAGGTTTCGTAAAGCTGAAGAGCGTAAGCAAGAACGCTTCATGAAAAAGCAAGCGCGTCAAGCTAAAGTTAAGCGTGAAGATAAGTCTATGCTTCGTAAAGAAGAGATGCATTGGACTGATGCATCAAAGTATGCTGATCAATACTACGGTGAAACGTATCGAGCTACCACAGGTCTAGATAATGACTGGGACTGAAGCGTCTGAATTATTAACAGCTATGAGCATCCTTGGCTTTTTAATTCTGGGGTTTATTTGGATTGTTGTAACGGAGATGAATAAATGAGTGATTATCAAATAGCATTTCTGGATCGAAGAGTCCAGTATCTCGAAGGTAAGATACAAGAATGGGAAAAGGTCATTGATCAATTGATGGCCAACCAATCTTTTATGCATGCCCTTGGTGTAAAGGAATTAAAAAAGAATCAGAACAAAAACCCTGATGTAACCTATAAAGTAAAGGACCCCTATAAATGATTGATTCTAGTTCTCGTGAATATATGATTAGTGAACTCAAGCAAAGGGTTTGCCGTGTCATCTTTAAAAAAGTAAATGGAGAAGAACGTGATATGATGTGTACACTTATTGAAGATGTTTTACCCGATGCCAAGAAAGATGATCCTATCTCTCAGAAGAAAGTACGATCCGTAAATGAAGAGGTGATCGTCGCATTTGATACCATGAAGGGCGCCTACCGCTCATTCCGTGTAGAGAATGTTATATCTTTTACTTAGATAAATAAATCTTTTAAGGAGTATATATGTTTATACCTCTATCTTTAATACAGTGGGCTATACTAGGAGGTGTAGCTATTACTGCTTTTATGATTGGTCATACATGGACCAAACAAGAAACAGATCGTATAATTGAACAAACTATTCTGTCTCTTATTAAGCAGCGCATGATCAAAGCTCGTATGGTAGACGGGGAGTATGAGATATATGAGTATGACGAAGAAATTTAACAGTTGCACTTAGTTTAAAAAGTTCCTATAATAAATTATATGATGAGGAGACTGTGAATGAAAAAGATTCGTAAAAAACGCAAGTTAACTGAAGAGCAAAAAAAAGTACTAGTGGATAGGATTACTAAAGCTAGAGCTGCTAAGAAACCTGCAGCTCAATTATCTATTCACGAGTCTATTCGCAATTTACCTGAAGATGATAACTTCTCTCCTATTAAAGTGAGAGATTGGATTAAAAACTCTAAAGATAAACTCTCAGGTATGAGAGGGTGGAAGAACTCTAAAGAGAAAGGTGAGAAAGCAGCTTATCTTATCGAAGAGGGTTACTTGCACAACTTGCAAGCTTATCTACGTGATGGTGTTTACCGAGATTTGTATTATGGGGACGAGCGTCAGTTTAAAGTAAAGTATAAATGCACTAATATAGCTTATAATAAGGACGGTACTCCTAAAAGAACTATAGGGGTAATGTATTCTGATATAGGGGTATATACTCAAGAAATGGCAGATGAGGAAAATGGATCAAGATCAGTTTCTAACAAAAAACAAGTTCGCAAGAATAGTAGAGCAAAAAGTAAGAGATCATCGGTATAGTTATATGGATGCTGTTATTCATATCTGTGAAGATATAGATCTCGACCTGGAAGATATACGTAAGTATGTGTCTGGAAGTATTAAAGAGAAAATTGAGGTAGAGGCAATGAACCTCAATTATTTACCTAAAGGTAATACATTGCCAGTTGACTAATACTATATAATGTGTTATAATGTTTATGTGGACAAAAAATTATACTAAGATATACAAGGAAAATATATATGAGTTTCGCAGCACTAAAAAATAACCGTACCGACCTATCTAAGCTAGTACAAGCAGCTTCTAATTCAGGCCCTGAAGATACTAAGAAGCATAATGTAACTGATGATCGGTTCTGGGTACCTACACGAGATAAAGCAGGTAATGGATACGCTGTTATTCGCTTTTTACCAGGTAATGCAGAAGCCCCTACTCCATGGGTACGATATTGGGATCACTTCTTTAAGGGTCCAACAGGCCAATGGTATATTGAGAAGTCATTGACGTCTCTTGGTCAATCAGATCCATTGTCTGAGTCTAATAGCCGATTGTGGAATGAAGATGGCTCTGAAGAAGCTAAACGCACTGTACGTGAACGTAAGCGCAATCTGCGCTATGTAGCTAATGTACTAGTTATCTCAGATCCTTCTGCTCCTGATAATGAAGGTAAAGTGATGCTTTATCGTTTTGGTAAGAAGATCTTTGATAAAATTATGGATAGTATGCAACCTCAATTTCCAGATGAGGTGCCAGTAAATCCGTTTGATATGTGGAAAGGCGCTGACTTTACATTAAAGATTCGTAAAGTCGAAGGCTACCCTAACTATGATGCATCTGCGTTTAAGTCTCCATCACCTATTTCTAGTGATGATGACACCCTAGAAGCTTATTATAATAAGCAATATGATCTATCTGAGTGGTCTGATGCTAAGAATTATAAGACATATGATGAGCTTAAAGCTCGACTAGCTGTGGTGCTTGGTGAATCATCTACTCCTATGACTGCAAGAGTTATAGAGAGTTTAGATCAGACAGCTAATACCCCTAGCTTTCCAGCGCAGACACCTACAGATATAGCAAGTACACCTGATCCAGTTATTAAGACTGCAGAGTCGTCTATGGACGATGATGATACGATGAGTTATTTTGCTAAACTAGCAGCAGAAAATTAAAGAGAAGGGGGCCTTGAGCCCCCTTTTTTATTATTGTATAGACATAGCTTCCATAAGCTTATCATTTCCATCAGAAGTGCTACCCATACCTGATGCACCTGGTGAATCTATTTTATAGTTATTAGTTGTATTATTTACTGGATTAATGCTAGGGGGCATACCCATTCGGTAGTTACTCTCTGCTATAGCATCAAGAGCGTTTAATTCATCTCCTATAAGCCCTCTTTCCATTCCAACTACTCTCCCAGATCCAACACCTTGCGGGGCTGGATTTCTTCTAAATATTGAACCTGTCCTTTGAACGTATTGCATGGTAGTAAAGGCTCTTAATTCTTGTTCACTAGCTCCAAGAATGTAATCAGACAGTCCTAACATTTCTGCACCTGATGTGACATGCTGTAAGTTACCTCCAGCTACTCTATCTACATATTCCCTCATATGATCTCTAGCAGCTACTACGTTATTAGGGTCTCCTTCTATTAGAGCAGCGATCATATTTTCATACAATCTTTGAAATGGACCTGATATAGAGCCATCTGCCAGCGCTGAAGGCATAACAGATAACAGTGCTGCGTTAAACCCCACACTTCCAAATATTCTAGCAGCTCCGCCAAGTATTCTAGAAGCTGTACCTTTAGTAGATCTTGCTCCGTATTCTAAACCCTCTTGAACAGCAGAACCTATAGGATCAAAATAAGCGCCCGCCACTCTTAAAGTGGTGTTACCTGTACTTACACTCCTGCTGCGAATGGCTTTATCTTTATTTAATTCTTCTAATAAATTTTGATGATTTGCATATGTGTTACCATCTATGGTTTTATATTGAGCTACTCCTAGCTTATTAATCTGTCGGTAAACACCCACATTTTTAAGCTCTGCATCTGAAAATCCTTTTAAGCGGGTTGAGGTTTTGATATCTTCCGTCGTATCGGCATTTAGGTTAGATGTACTAAGACCGGTAGTATTAAGTTGAACTCCAGGTTTATTAGGTGTGTTTGTGGATACGGAAGAATCCATAGCGCCGCCTATAGCATCAGGGGTGGGCATTGCAGATGCCGGCGTTCTTTTTAATGAAGAGTCAGTATTAGAAGCATTTGAAAACTTAGAATTGCCTTCAGCTACTACTGTTTTTAAAGTATCAGTATTACTTCCTTTAATAGCAGCATTTAATGTTCTTTGATACGCTCTCTGTTCCCTTTTTTGTTCTCTTGCACGGTAGAGTCTTTCTTGCTGCATTTCAAAATCTAATCTAGCTTTTCTAACTATTTCAGCACGCGCTGCCTTATCTTGATCAATTTTAAATTGTTTTTCAGCAGCTCTGATTTGCGATTTCATAGCTCTTTTAGCATCGTTAGTAGCTTTTTGTTCTTCTGTAATTTTAGTTTGAATAGCTTTTTTTTCAGCTGCTTGTGCATCTTTTAGTTGCTTAGCTTCTATTCTAAGAAGTCCTCTTTGTGTCTTTAATCTATCATCAATAACATTACGTAAAGCTTTGTAAGAAGCACCAACGACGGCAGCTCCTACACCAAAGGTAGCCTTAGCTAATAACTTTACCCATCCTAAAGGATTAGCAAGGAATAATAGAAAATCTTTTAAGTTGCCCATTAATCCTGTGGCAGCTCCAGCAGCAGTTGCTATAGCACCAGACCCAGCAGATCTACCAGTAGATGTAGCAGTCACTCTACGAGTTCTTGCCGCATCAAGTCTATCTTCTAAGCGATCAAGTCTATCATTTTCTTGAATCTTAAAAAATTTATTGAAGGCACTATCTAAACTCTGAAGATGTTTATTACTCTCTTCAGATGTTTGATTTCCTTCTCTTACTAGCTTTGCAACTTCTACTAAAGATGTCATACGCCTTGCTCTCTTCTCATTTCTATTTCTTTTAATTGATTGGTTAACAACGTAACGTATATTTCCCTTTCCCACGGCAACATATTATAAAGATCTGATAATGTATATTTATGGTTTTCCATTAACAAAAAATTTACATTATAGAAATTCACTAAGTTGTCATGTGAAAGGGCTAACCGAAAAAATCATTAAGCCCTTTCAAGGTGTAGCTATTTTCCTTTTCACATTCTTCACATTTAAAATCTACCTTACAGCTTACTGCTGGAGAAGATTCAATAAAAGATCTCAACTTATTAAATTGATCTGTTGTAAGAGAATTTAAAAATTCTATTTTACTCTCATCAGGTTCATCTTTTACTAAAACACTTTCTTCTTCTGTATTCACGGTATGCATAGATCTTAAAATTGTTTCGAACATATATTCTGCATATGAAGTTGGAGAAGATATCTGTTCGTTTTCATTACTCTCATTATAAGAAAGATATCTCATCCCTACAGTAACATCATCTGTTAATGCTATAGTTCTTTTATCTTTAGATTGTATAGGAACTGATACACTATCTAAATTTAGTACAGCTTCATTTTCAGTATCACAACTGGAGCATAGAAAATTTAAATTAACTGTCTCACCTACCGATTTTGTTCTTATTTTAACGAATAGGTATTCGATATCAAACACTGACAAAGAGTCAATATTAATATTATCTTCTAAACAATTTTTTATTAGATCTATAGTTGCGTTAGATATCTGTTTCATGTCCCCTGACTCTAACGCAATAAGTAATACTTTTTCTTCTTTCACTAGGTAGGGTCTGTATCTAGTGCTTACTCCAGTAGATGGGATTACTACAGAGTAGTAAGGTACATCATTAAGTTTGGGTAGTGCCATAAATTATCATCCTTATATTACACGAGTCCAATTTCTATATGAAAGCTGGACGTTGAGCTTGACTAGACCGTCTTGCTCATTATTAAATTCAATTGCATTCATCGTTGTTGGGAATGCATCTAGTAATTTTACCTGATACATAATTGATTCTTTAGAGCGTATATCTATATCGATATCTATTCCAAAGATTTTATCAATAGGAAAATCAAAAGCTGTTCCCTTTTTTAATTGAGTTATAGTTACATCTTCTGCATATTCATTAGTATATGCCACTTCGTAACTATCTTGACTAATTACTTTATTTTGCCACTCTTCAAAGTATTTTTTAATAGTATAATCATTCATAACATGAAAGGTCATACTAACATCATCAGAAGCAAATCCGTTAGGCATCTTACGTCCTTTAATACCAATAAGTCTCTCTTGTGTAAGGATTTGACGACCGGGCATATTGACGTTTGTACAGAGTACATTAAGATCTCTCGTGTCATAACTACCTAGAGATGGTAGAGTGACCATAAACTGATTAGCACTAGCAAACCCTCGTCCTTTTGAAACTACAGATTTTAATTGATTAATATCCATTAAAGCATCCTTTTAGAATCGGCATAAACTTTAGAGTTGCTAGCTTTTTGAAAATCTGCTGTGGGTAGAAAAGCTGCTATTTCCCACTCTGTAGCTGGTACTCTAGCAAATCTACTTCTTACATGTGAGTTGAGATAATGCTTTACACAAGGCTTAAACCATTTGTATTTTTGAGCGCTCTTTAGCATTCCATATGATAAATTAAACTTAGTTGTATTGTCGAACTTATCATTATTAGTAATATCCATAAGTGAGTCTAAAAGCTTAGCTCTCAGCATTGGAGGAATATAATGCAAGTTTAATCCTATAAATCCTTTATCAGCAGGACCAATAGGTATAACAAGAGGGAAACTATCGTAATATGGGAGAGTATCTTTATGCTTAGGATCATAGAAAAACATGAACATAGACCCCACCACTTGGTTGCCCTGCAGTTCAATTGGTTCTTCTTTCATAAGAGCATTTCTATTTACTCTTCGAAGTTGCTGCGCTTTACGACGAAACCAAGCCCTAGACTCAGCTGTCCTAGGGGTGATACCTGCCTTAAATGCTTCTAGTTCTAACTTATTAAATATATTAGCCATAATGTTATTTATCTACGTTTTTTCACTTTTAGTGGAGGTAACTTCTTTATAGGTTTAATAGTTTTTTTAGGTTTAGGCAATATTCCCATTATTGATAATTTATTTTCAGTCCAAATTTCAAACCCCCACCCTCTATCAGCTGCATATTCTTGAGCTGCTGACCACTTATTCATATTCTTTATATACGTCATACCTTCATTAATATATCTCTTTGTTTTTTTTCCATTAAAAGCAGGGGGTTTAGTTTCCTTTTCTGGTTTTATTTCTACAAGCACGGTCTTACCATTAGAAAAGGTAATCTTAAGATCCATAAAATATCTATGGTACTTCTTATCTACTTCCCATAAGTATGGTATAACCACCTCTTCACTTACCCAGTATTTTACTTCCTTAGTTTCATCACACCACTTAAAGGCATTACGCTCCCATAAGGATCTAAAAACAACATTGTCAGGGTTACCCTTATATTTGCTTCTATTCTTTACTCTATATCTTCCAGAATATGCCATAATAACCTTATAAATAGTTGTAACTTAGTTTATTTATTAGGAAGAATTATGGTAGATCCTTTAAACGATGCGATAGCTAGGACTGGGGTTGCATCAGTAACAAATAGTATGCAATTAAATCAAAAAGCTTTTAAACAACGGTTGCGTTACCCTTTAGAAGATAATGATAATTATAAGGGTCGTATTTCCTTTGTTGCTAAACAAGAGGAAGGTGCTACTATACAGCAAGAATTAGTAGATAGGCTTTTTAAGGATACTAGAGTTA